TTACACTCTTGGCGACTGAATCTCCAATTTGAGTTGAACCGTTAAACGTCGTAACTCTTACAGTTAAAGCACCAGTTTCAGCACTTGGTATTTGAGTTGCTAAAGATACCGGAGGTGTAAAAGTAGCACTTGTTGCAGCGTTTGAACTAACAGTTGTCCAATCACTTTCAACAAATTTATACTCAACTTTATGAGTAAATGAGCTTGATTTTCTATCAATTGTGACTGACACTCCACTACCTAATTGACTGCCACTTACACTAATACTTGAAGCACGAGCGATTGTAGTACAAGCAGTCCAATCAGTATTTAAGTCAGTAGTACCAGGAGACCAACCACCAGAAGTACCAGGAGCATCAAATCTTAATTTAACATAACCACTTAAGCTACCATCAGATTTGTGTGTAACAGTAATCGATCCAGAAACACTTTTTGTTCCATAGCTTTGACCTGCAGACGTAAACCCTGCAGATGTAGCAAATAATGTATCTGTATTTGTATTGTTATCATGCCAATATAATCTCAAATAATATGTTTGCCATGAATCAAAAGAAATATTTGGACCTGCAAATGAACCGTTTGCACTAATTACCGTGGTGTTGTTAGCAATATTTGTACTGCCTTCTGACCAACTAACACTCATTACATATGGGTAAGTTCTGGAGTTGGCAGCATATACATATTGACTTGCACTGGCCATTTAACCACCTCCTAAATTAAAGAAAAACCAAGATCACCTTCGTCGATGAACAGGAAATTTCCACATCCAATCGATTGGGCAATAATGGCTTTTAAAATATACAATTCTTTGTTTGTAATCCAAGCTACTTTATCAGTATTTTGATAGAAAGCTAATTCTGTATTCGACAATTTACATTTGAATGGCTGTGCTGAGTTACCTAATTCTAAGTTATCACCATTCCATCGAATATACTTCTTCATTTCTTCTTTGGATACTGTTCCATTAACAGCATCAGTTAAAGTTTTAACAGCAGACTTTGTAGCACTTAAACCATCTACTGTAACTTTAAAATTAGTTGACATTTCTGAAATAGAAGCTGAATTAGCACTAGTTTCTTTTTGTACATTTTGAACTAATATATTAATGTCTTTAGCAGTCTGGTTAATTAATGCTTTATAACTCTCTTCTGTTGTCTTTTCAGAAGCTGCTATTTTATCGTTAACATACTGTTCTTGGTCTTCGGGAGCAGGAGTCCAATCTGTGGCTTTGTTACCAAGTTCAAGTTTGACATTTTTAAATCTTGCTGTAAAACTAGCTTCAACATTTGCATTAGAATTATAGAATTGAATAGAAGCAGCAGTGGTAACATTTGCAGATGCTTGCACTGGGATTAAGATTGTATGTTCTACATGATACCATTCGTTTAATTTGCACCCATTACTACCAACTTCAGGCAAAGTATGAGCTGTTACATTTCTCCATTCTCCAGTTCCAGTTTGACCTGATGGAGCATTTGCATATCTTTGTCCAAACCAAAACTCCTCCCTATTTGTACCTGATGGAAAATTCCATTCAGTGAACATAATGTCATATGACCAAATATAAACAGCACCAACTTTATATTCCCTACACCCTAAAACGAAGCCATCACTAATAGGTATATTAGAATATTTTTTTTTACTTTTTAAAGTTACTTCGGCACAACCATCTTTTATATGTGTGAAGTTTTTAAATATACCGTTTTTAGAATCACCTTTACCATATTTAATCAAATTTCTTCCGCCAACAACAATTCCTTCAGGAGTCGACCCAACAGAATATGAAGTGCTTTGAGTATTGTCAGTATAAGTAATTACTGTCCTTGTCCATAAATATGGATTATCAGCTGTTGTTTTAGGCGGAGTAGTTCCCCATCCTGAATTTGAGGGAGGGTGGGTTGTTCCATTATTCCATGCTTGATAAGTTACTGATGTAGACTTTATACCTTTTCCGTCATTACCTTTAGGACCAGTTGCACCGTCATTTACTCTAGTTAATGTAATTAAAGCCGTTGCTTTAATTGCCATATCTATCCCTCCAATTGAGCACTAAATGTAGCTTTGTTCGAAACATCACCAGCACCGATTGTATAAGTCGAACCTGTCGCTACTGCAGTAGTTCCTCCATCTTTATACCATTTGATAGTTCCTAAACTAGATAAAGCAGAGCCAGTCACTTCAACTCCACCTTTATAAACGTGAGCAGTTAAAGTTGTAGCAATGGCAGTGTTCTTGAATATTGTTCCACCACTTGAAGTAATTGCCATTGTGATAGCGTCCTTACCGTTTACTCCATTTGTACCCTTGTAAGATACAGAATATGATTCAGTATGCTTTCCATCTGAATATGTTACTACTGTCTTAGTCCATAAATACTGACCGTTTGGGACATTAGGCACTGTAGGACTCCATGTTCCTGTTGGAGCAGTAGTACCGCTTGTTCCTGCCTGATATGTTACAGAAGTTGAGCTTACAGTAACGCTTGTACCATTTGTACCATTTGTACCATTTGTAGCCTTATAAGAAACTGAATATGCTTCTGTTGATTTACCATCAGAGTATTTTACTACGGTCTTTGTCCATAAGAACTGACCGTTTGGTACATTAGGTATTTCGGTTTTCCATTCTCCAGTTGGTTTAGTGACGCCACTTGTACCAACCTGATATGTTACAGAAGTTGAGCTTACAGTAACGCTTGTACCATTCTGCCCTGTCTGACCCTTAAATGCAATTGAGTAACTAAAAGTCTTGTTAATAGTGATGTCACCATCGACAACAATAGGAATAGTGATAGTACCACTCTTAGTTAATGCAGATGTTGCAGTGATAGTGATCGTTGGCATTGGTGTCTTACCATCAGAAACTGCTGAAATCCCTGTAGGACATGTAATAGTTCCTACCGTACATGGAACCTGTTCACTACCACATAATGCCATCACCTGTGTAGTAGTTGTCTGTGTACCATTTACAGCATTAGTAGTGCCTAAGAATGTATAATTATCATTTGTTAAAACAACGGAATATCCATCCGTTAAGTCGATTACGTCAATTTGATTAACTGCTTTAATTGCCATTTTGAAATCCTCCTAAATATTTAACTCGCAGTTAAATACTGCTTTGAATTTTACATCTTTCGCTGAAAGTGTAAATATAAATCCATTATCATTCAATCTTGAATCATCTAATGGTATTTTTGTAAAATCTTTTTCACCATGTTTTTTAATAAGCCATTGCAAATATGAATTTTCTCCGAATATTTCTTTGAGTTTGGTTGAATTGTCAATTACTATTCCACCAACATAAATGCTAACCGTAAATATAGTAGCTACATCACTATTTTTGAATGTTGTGCCATTACTAGAGTCGATATAAAGCATTATCGCATCTTCACCTTTTGGACCGTCTTGCAATCTCATCAAAGTGACTTCTGCAGTGGCTTTTAGTATATCACCACTCATTGCTTTAAATCGGTATACGGCCTTTTCTGATAGGTCTAATGCACTGATTGTAACGGTTTGATTCGTTGATATTTGTACATCATCTTTATACCAAATGATTGAATACTTAGATGTAATATCAACCCCATCATCCTTTACCAATGCAGTTAATTTAGTTGAATCTGAATCTGCCTTAAAAAGAACTCCATTTGAAGATACGATTGAACCTTCATAAACTTTTTTTAATTCAATCATCTTGTTCATTTCACTAATTAAAGCCGAACCAATCTGTGATTGTTTTTCTTCAAAGTTATCAAAAATAGTCTTGCACTTCTCTGAATCTGTAAAACAAATCTCTTGTTCAGTGATTCGTGCTTCTAAATACAATGTAGGATTATACTCTGCATCTTCAATCGTGAATGTATCACCAATATCCGCATCAATATAGGCATCCACATCATAAGTAACTTTAGGAACACAATTCTTTTTCAATTCTGCTAAAGCTTGACCATATAATGTTTCAACATTTTCAGTTTCATAAGACCAAATTTGCATTGCATACATATCATTTGAGTGATTTGTTAATAATGTACTTGGAAATCTATCTCTTGATTGAGGAGCTAGAATTATATTTCCATTAACTTTATATAAAACATTTCCGTTTGAATCCCTTATAACTCGACCACTGATTGAGTTAAGTTGTAATCCATTCGTTCCTGTAGGTCTGATTGCAGTATATAGCTCAGTAATATCACTTGTTTTAGTGATTCCGTATACATCATTTGGATACCTCAATATTGTACTGCGTTTATCACTTCCAATGCCTTGAGCGCCGTCTGAATGGGCACGATAAATATTTAGCAAAACTCTTTTCAAAGAATAATCATCATTTAATTCAGTGACAAACTCTAATTCTGCATCAAATACATTTGCGATTGAATACAATCGAGCTAGTACTGTATCGGTACCTGTCCATTCATGTGTGATATGCTTGTTAGTCAATTCATTTTTACCAATTACAAACGATTGCTCAAATCCGTATGCATGAATATATTCAACAATAGACATAGCTCTAGGAGCTTTATACGCATCTACATATTCATTTGTTAATTCTAAGCAAAGGCCATAGGCGGTAACACTTGTAGTATAACCACCTTTTTCGACACTCATGATCGTTAAATGGTAGTCTTTACCTTTGCGTTTAAAGCTCAATTTATTTCCTTCAACTAAAAAGACTGCATCATCATGTGCAGTCATTGTAGTAAATTCAAATGTATAAGATGAGCCTTTTAAATAAGTATGCAAGATTTCATCAAAGTAATGCATTGCATTAGGCACAGTATTGTCTAGAAACGCTAGAACTTTATTGTAAGGATTTAATATTGCAATTCTTATTTGTTCCATTAAAACCACGCTTCCCTTATTTTAGCTTTAACTGTTGGTTGAGATTTTGTCCATTCTGAACACATAACTTTAACTTCCGATGCTCCGACTGGTGCTTTGAAATACTGAGTACCTAACACCTCATCTTCCGGTCTAGCCATGCCGTTCACATAAACGTGAGATGATTTACCATCAATAGTAATCTTAGTACCGCTTGGATACCTATTAGGAATATCTTTCCATTTTGATACGTTGTGTTTTGTGAAGTTAATTACATCAAATCCCATTTTCGACATCAGCTTATTACCGCTTCTATCTCCCCATTGCTTAAATGCAATTTGAATCTTAGTACACTCCATATTTTCAATTTCAGGAATGTAATAATTGTAGTAACCACCCCAGTAGAAGAAGCGTATATTTGCGCCTTCCTTTAAGATGTCACAGTGGCCCCAGTCCCAGTACCAAGGGTTTTGTGTGTGTAAATGTGAAGTTGTGTAATCCCATTGTCTCAACATTTTACCATTCGCTAAAAACTCATAATGTCCTGTATTGCCTACTGTATCTATCTTGTACCAGTTACAACCGCAAATCAATTCATTATCTGCGGTTAAGAAGTTGATACACATTTCACCTGTTTGGCCCATCATGCCTGCCCAAAACACTAAATGAAAATACGAATAGAAGTTCTTAGCGCCTTTAATTCCATTTGAATCTGCAGGTATTTCTAAGGTTCTCAAGCCTCCATTAGAACTACCTTTTTTTGTGCCGACTGTACCAAAGCCAATGAATTTTTGATTAAACCAATCATAGGTAGCACAAGTACCATTAGCACCATACTGTGGATGCATTACATCTGTACCACTTGTATCATCTTTGCAATTAATAAAATCATCAATTGTAGCTAACACTTCACTTTTTTGATAAGTTTTTCCATCCAATTCTTCAATTTTTCCGTATTGCATGATTCCTTCTTCTGACGCCAAACCAATATATCCGGTTTCAGATGTTGTTTGAATTTCATAATCAATACTTGCAGGTACAGTTCCTTCATTGACAATGTTCAAGACTCCATCAGTAGCAGTAAATTCTTTTTCTGTGGTTGAATATTTCCTAGGGTCTGAGCAATAGATTTCGATTTCACCAATCACGTTGTTGCTTCCGCCATCAACCTGTGTATTTGAAGCCTTTGTTCCAATGAAATACTTATCGCTTTCATCGTTAAAAATGACTTTTACTTGCTCGCCACTCAACAATTTATTCATCTTGTTGTAAGCTTCTCGAAATTCTCTGCTTCCTCTAGCTCTCAACTGGTACCTAACAGTAATCGTTCTTGCTGGAGTTGTTTTATATCTGTAATAAGAACCATCCATTCCATCAATTTCAGTATGCGTTACTTCTGATTCCATCAACTCACGTCCTGTTACAGAAAGTGTACGATATCCATCTATTTCATTTTCTAAATATACACCATTATATGACATGGCTTCTGTCGGTAGATTAGTACCGACGATGCCACTATTTACTGTATTTACGAATGCATACATTATCTGTTACCTCGCAATCTTTCATTGAATTTAGAACGTTTATCAAACTCACTCTGATTTGCTCTATATGTTGCACGTGCAAATTCACGATCATTGATGTAAAGAGGGGTTTCGATGGTTAATTCAGCATTGTTTGTGTAGTCGTATTCTGAGTTCAAGTCGCTCACAATGCCTCCAAAAGCCATTTTAGGTGTATTCATCATAGGAAGATAGAATAAATCCTCTGAAGCTCTTTTAACGTCAGAATACATGGATTCAAGTCCTAAAACCAATCCTTTACCAATCCACATCCCATCTTTTTTAGTGACCTTTGATGGAGATCCAATCTTAGCTTTAGCTTGAATAGCTGCATCTGCCGCAGACGCTAAACTAGCGGCCGCAGCTCTAACAGAACCTTCACTAGCTCTTAAACCATTTGCCAATCCTTGACCAATCATACGACCACAGTATTCTGCTCGTGATTGACATGAATTAAATGCAGATATAATTGATTGACAAGAACTTTTTGCAACTGATACACCTGTTTTAAGACCACTACCTAACCCTTTAGTAAAGTTAGTTCCCATTGCAGTTCCTGAAGTAGTAGCTTTTGATTCTGCATTTGTCATTGCTGTAACAATTGCGTTAATAGACGTTACTGATGCACTAGATGCACTTGTAAATGCACTACTAATTGTTGATGCTACTGTAACCAACACCGCAATACTTGTTGCAGTAGCCATTACAGAACTTGCAACTGGTGCAATAGCCCCTGCAAATGCAGTCATAGCTCCACTCGCAACTGTTAATGGTTCTGAAATTCCGCTTAATGAGCTTAAAGCATCTGATAATGATGGAATTGTTGCCGATAATGATTCAATTCCTGCTTGAGTTGATACAATCATTGTTAATGCGGTTGCTAATGCCATCATTTGAGCGCCAATATCGCCCATTCCACTTGATGCAGTTGCAATAGCTCCAATTCCTACTGCTACCGCTCCTAGACTAGCTCCCATATCAATTAAGTTAAGGCTCGTGATAATTTGGATTCCTTTCGCTAATTCTTTAAATCCTTTACCTGCGTTTAGTGCCGACTGTCCAATAGATTTAATCACTCCAGATACTGAGTTTAAGATTCCACTTACTGTTTCACCAAATGATTGAATTACATCTGAAATTCCTTCAAAAACATCTTTAATAACTGGACCACACGCAGATACAACATCAGCAACACCTTCGAGAACCATTTGCAAGCCTTCACCTTGTGAACCGACCAATGCCATAGCAGCACCAGTGGCAAGAATAGCCGCTGCCAACGCTAACCATGTAGTTGGCGGTACCATTGCAATCGCAGTACCTAAGCCTGTAAATGCAGTTGCTAAACCCTGACCGATTCCTTGCACTACTGAACTGATTGCAGTACCAAATGATTCAATAACAGTACCGACTCCTTCTAATGCGGATTTAATTCCATTTCCAAGTCCTTCGAATACATTACTGATTGCATCTCCTAGACCGGTAATGATTCCTTTTGCTCCTTCACACACAGAAGAAATAACATTTGAAATCCCTTCAAACGCAGAATTAATAATCTGCGCTGCTTTAGATGTTTTTTGTGCAGTTTGTATACTTGCATTTCCAATATCAGATACACCACTTGAAGAAGGACTAGAAGTTGGGGTCCCTTCTTTTCCTCCGATGCCTTTTATCTTGTTAACGATTGATTGAAGTTTTGAATATCCACTCTTTGCAGAGCCAACAACTCCACTGATCATACTAGATACTTTGCTTCCAACTTTAATACCAACAAACGCACCTGCCAATAATTTGACTGCACCTGCAAACTTCTTAACATCTTCCGTTTTTAGATTAGCTATAAAATCTGCAATCTTGCCTGTTACTTCTGATACTTTAGATACAATATTTCCGATATCATGTCCTAACTGTTCAAAGACTTTACTGTCCTGTAATTTATCCATTACATTTCCGATAGCATCCTTGATTTTATCGAACATTGTGATTGCGTTTTGTACTGCATCTGTTTTCATGAATCCATCATAGAATTGTTGGATCATAGCTTTAGCATTGTTTGCTCTGTCTGCCAACCAATCCATAGCCTTTGATACATTTTCCATGACTTCTGGTTTAAAGTCCCATGTCAAACCATCGTCCTTAGTTTCCATGATTGAATTTCTGAAATCATAGATTTTTGATTTAATCTTTTCTAGATTGTCAACTAATCCACCCATAGCTTTCGATTTCATCATGTTGTTCATAGCCGACATAAAGCCTTGTTCAAGGTTCTGTACCGCACTCTTGATGTTAGTCATGGATGTTTTAACACCTTTGGAAGCTTCTAATGCAGTTTCTGCAAATCCACCAGTTTCTGCATCACATTCAATCAATGCATCGTTAAACTGATCAAATGTAATCGTTCCATTCTGCAACGCTTCATACAATTCATTTGCATCTCCACTTGCAATACCTAGTTTCTTAGATACTTTAGTTAATGCAGGTGCCATTGTTTCCTGCAAGGTTCTCCATGACTGCATATCAACCGTTCCTTTAGCAAGCATCTGTGAATACTGTTGTAACCCACGTGATGCATCTTCAGAACTAGATCCACTCGCCAAAAATGCATGATTCAATGCGATTGTAGTATCAGTTGCCTTATCAATATTGCCTGTTACGGCCGCTAACGATTTCGATGTTGTAACTACGTCTGCTAATGATGTAGGCAAGCCTTGTACAGACTGATTTAATTTTGCAACACTCTTTTGAGATTGCCCTACAGCGAACCCCAAAGACTTCATAACTTTTGGATAGGATTGCATGGTATCGAATCTGTTAATTGCCCCATCTAACGAGGAACTTAAACCATTCATAGAAGCGCCTATTACTTTGGTGATTCCAACGACCGCTACAATAGATTTAACTCTATCGCCAAAAGATTGACACGCTCCGATAGCTTTTTTCATTGTTGAAGACATATTTTTGTCAGTTGCCGACAATATAGCCTCAACACTAAAACTTTCTGCCATTGTTATCCCTCCTTCTTTTGTTCTTGTATGAACTGTGCTAAACCATCAAACTTGCTTTTTTTCTTAATGCCCATAACTCTGTCTAACTCCTTTTGATAGTCAAAGAATTTATTGAAGTTCGTATATACGGGTTTTATTTTTTTGCCTACTGGCTTCCTTGCACTTGCTGCCATATTCAAATAAGCCTGCAAGTGTAATTCATAATGTTTATCTACAATTTCAAGTTCTTTAGACTTCATCAAAAGACGATATTCGTAAGGAGTAATATTATCTACCTGATCCAAGTTTTTGAATCCTAGATACCTAAAACAAGTCATAGCGACACGTTCATAAAATTCATTGAATGTTTCTTCTACTTCTTCTCTGCTTCCTGCGTGCTCACTAGTGGTCTCACTTCTTTCTTGCACGCATTCGCTTGAGATAAAAAATTGATTACATCCTCAAAAACTTTGTCGATATCATCAACGTCTTCTAGATAATTTTCGACATCCGCTTTCTTTAATCTTGGTGTTTGTCCTACATTCATGTAGAAAATGCAATCTGCTAATGCATCAATATCACCATCAATGATGCTTGCAACCATAAATTTCAAGCCTATTTCTTTTTTCTTGCCTGTATTAGGTACATCTACAGTTACTTTTTTGTTTACCTCGTGCAAAAACCCAAATCCTGCTACTAGTTGATAAATTTCTCCATTTACTTCAATTTCCATGTTTTTACTCATTCAAAATCCTCACTTTCTAAATACAAATATAAAAGGGGCTTTTCTGCCCCTATGTTTCTATACGTTTCCTGTTTCTTTAGTTACATCTTTATACACGTAAGATGCGATTTCCTGTTGTTCTTTAGTTACACTCGCATATCCATCTGCACCATTTCCATTAGCTCCAAACGTTAAATCAACTTCAACAGAGTTTTCTGCTTCAGATGAAATCGAGCATTCTGTTAAATATCCTTGGTAGTATTTAGCTTTAAACTTACCGGCATTTGTTTCAGTACCTTCTTCTGCTAGGTTTACTTCCCAACATTCGACTAGTTCATCTGCCAACATAGCTTTTTCTAATTTATCAATGATTGCATCACCTTTTGGCATAATAGATGTCGATGTGATTTCAATTTCTGCCACTGATGGTGTACGAATAGCTCCATCTTTTGTAGCAGTTGTATCTGCATCTTTAGTAACACTACGTTCATTTTCTGTTGGGAAAGCAATTGCACTAGCGTTTTCTTTCTTTGAATCTTTTGCAACTCTGAAAAGATAAATAAGCTGCTTACCATTTACCGCTTCAATTACTTCATCTGCGAACATCTGTAAATCAAATTTCATTATTTTATTCCTCCTGTAATTCTAAAATCCAACTCAAGAACACCGTGCATTAACGGTTCACTTGTACTTGTATCAGGCAATATCCGTTGGTTGATATTACTAATTTGAAAAGCATAACTACTTGTTCTACTAATCTGTCGAGCTACATCTTTAACAATCATCATGATTTCCGATAATTCTCCACGCTTTCTAGGATTGTTGTGCCAAACATCCACAACTTGCGTGATAGTGCCTAGAATCATCGTTTTATTTCCATAATCATCTACTAATTGACTTGAACCAATGTATACATATGGATATGGTGTCCCTTCGCTTGGAAGAAACGTATCATATACACTAACATCTTTACTTTTTAACGCTTTTTCTAATTGCACTTTTAGTGCAATGAATAACTCTTGTTGTGAATCCATTGCATCACCTACTTAACTAGCTTTTTCATGTCCGACTTGAACATTGGCACTTGTTGTTTAAACGCAGGTCTAACAAACGGTTGAGCATCCATAAAACGTGTTCCAAATTCAACATAAGGTGCATAATGTGTTGTTGGCCCTTCTGCATATGTGAATCCGCCATCACGTGCTTCACCTCTGATACTTCTTTTGGTTGTTCCTGTTGAATACCCTTTTGTAAATACTGCATTGCTAACTGTTTTACTTTGCAATTCAATACCATTTTGTTTGACTACTGTTTTCACATCATCAAGTGTGCAGTTCTTCTTTAACTTCTTTTGAAGCTTGTCTAAACCTTTTATCTCAACCTTCGCCATCTAATGCACCTCCGATAAAACAAAAGACTCCTTTGTTCGGAGTCTTCTTGAATAATCAACTTTGTATTTCTTTGTACCAATTCGAATATGATCAAAAGGCTTTCGATAGATGTTCTGTATATGACAAGTAAGGCTTCCTTGTCTGATTTGCCCGTATACCTGCATCATAGTTTCAGTTCTTGTATCCATTACGGAAGCCATTACCATTTCTTCTACAAGCGAATCATCTTCATAGTTACCTGTATTCTCGTTATAAGAACCTTGCACAAACCTTTGAAAGTAAATAGGTTTATCGTACCTCATAAGAACCGAACCTTTCCTTTATTTTGATTGGCTTGCTCATCTCTCCAGGATTGAATCTCAGAAGAGAAAGAAGAGAAGTCATCATCATTAAATGACATTGACTCCCCTTCAACTGAATGTGTTTGAACACCCTCAGAGCCAATCCTATTAAAGCGTTTGATGGACACTTCAGTAATGATATATTCGAGTTCGTCAGGTATGATTTGGACGCTTAGAAGCGTTTTAAGTCGACTTTCCGTAAGTCTTACAATGGTATCTAGCTTTTCATCATCAGTTTGCAAACCAAGAAGCAGTTTTACATCATTTAATACGGTTGCTGTCGACATATTCAATCACCTATGCCTTTAAATCAACAACTACATCACCTTTTGATACTGCTTTGTAGTTTTTGTCACATTCTACTACAGTACAATGATTAGTTTCTGCTGCTTTGATATCTGCTCCTTCTTCGAAGTTCTTCCAAGATTTTACATCTGCACCATATGCCACTGTTTCTTCAGAAGCTCCTACCTTATATTTGAATTTGTTATTCATAGATTGTAACTGTTCTGCAACCGCTACTTTTGTAGTTCCTGTTTCTTCACCTTGAGAAGCAGTCAATGTTAAATCACGTAAAGTTTGAGTGTCAGAACCACCTACTGCAAAGTGTGCAATTGCATCTTGATATTCACACATTAAACGTAATCCCATGATAGCGAACATATCAGAAATAGCACGATCATAGTTTCCTTCTACATGGAATCCTAAGAAGCCAGTAGTACTGTCAGTAGTATATGAAAGTCCTGCTTTAACAAATTCCGAATCACTTGGATCTACATAATATGCAATGATGTTGTTCATTGGAGTGGCTACTACTGTTTTTTCTGCAACTCGGTCTGTTAAGAATACAATATCTGCTCCTAAGAAGTTCTTAATGTAAGTCAAACCGAATGCAGTCTGCATAGATACTTTAGCTTCTCCTAAATAGCGATATGCATCCAAAGTATTTACGAATACAACAATACCAGTGGTATTTCGTTTCATTTGTTGGAATTTGTGTTTAACATTACCGATTGCCATTGCGATAGCCATTTGCCAAGTAGCTTCATGACCTACTAAACTACCTGAATTCAACTGTTTATATAAGCGATCAGTGATGTCATCTTGCAAATCAATACGGAACTGTTCATCAGTATCAGATACTGCAGTTTCATATCCTTTCTCTGCAATTGCTTCAATAGAAACGGCTTTACGGAATTTCTCGATTCGAATTGTATCGAACACTTCTTCTTCAACTTTGTATTCGCTTAATGGAATTGATTCACCTTCTGCTACCTTTCCATCCTGTAATGTTCCTGTTACTTTCTTTGTTTTTAAAACTGAGCCATTTGCTTTACGGATTGGACGAATGATTCCTAATACATCCAATAAAGCTTGAATGTTCTTTCCAAAACTAGTAACAAAATCAATTTCATGTGCTCTAACCTGGATGTTATCTGCTCCTGTTAATCCTGTAGGCGCTGCAAACATTTGTAAGTTCATACCTTTATAAATTTTATTCATATGTTAGTTCTCCTTTTTCTATTACTGGAATAAATCCATATTTTCCGCAATCATGCGTTGTCTTTCCATTGGATCAGTGATATTCAAGATTGATTCACGAGTTACCCCTTTGTTTGAACCTCCTCGTTTAGGACCGTTACCTTTCAGTTTTTCTTTAACTGCTTTATCTACTTCAGATTCAAACATCTTTACGAATGCATCAACCGCTTTCTTTGTTTTATCTGCATCTTGATTAACTAGAACAGATAAAAGGTCATCACCAACGTTAATATTGTGCTCTGTGCACATTTTGCGTGCTTCATTTGTCATTTCTGCGATTGCGTTTTTTGCTTTCAATTCATCTAGCTCTTTTTGCACCTTGTCACGTTCTGCTTCTGCTCGTTCTTGTGCATTCATGTCGGCTAAGCGCTTAGCTTCTGCTTTTTCTTTTTCTTGATCGGCTTTCCAACGTGCAAACCTTTTGTCAAGAATCGCATCCAAATCTTTATCTGAATATTTCTTTTCAGATGATTTGTCTTTTCCTTGGTTGTCTTGTCCCTCAGTTGATTGAGTATTTGTTGATTGAGCGCCCTCATTTTCACCTGAAGTTCCATCTGCAAAAAGTTGTAAGCAAAAAGGTAGTCTGTCATTGAATTTTTTCATATATATTTCCTCCTATTTTTCTGACTTTGCTTGTCATATCCCATATCTTTTTAAGGCATAAATGCTTGGCCTATAACCCATACAGTTTAACGACGTGAATGCTTGGTCTTGTTTGGTAATGTGGATATGTAGGCTTTGTAAGTCCTGGCTTTTCCACAAAAAATGCACCGTTGATTACGTACTTCAACGATGCATTCTAGCCATTGATCATAATATTGTCTTTCGACACGCTCCAAATATTTGTGATTACACATCTCTCAGTTCCACACATTCAGGATATGCTTCTTCTGTGCCGTTGCATCCAATTCTGAAGAAATTAATTGCTAATTCTCCAGCAAGGTCCAAACCTGAGATATACAACGTCTTGCTATCTTTATCGGGTTCGTAATATCTGCAAAGTGCATCGGATGTTTCGTCGATTGAATTGGCCAATGTCAAAAATAGTACTGAGATAGCGCTGCAGACGATATCTTTTCCTATCGGAGCATAACGAGCATGGCCATGCACTTCAATCAGGCAATCACTTTCAGTCTGTTTAATCTTAATTTTTATCACATAGTATCACTCCTTGCATAATAAAAGGCCACTCATTTGAGTGACCTGATTTTTAGAATCCTGGAATAATGTCCTTAACATCTTTCAAAGTATTCTTAATTTTTTACATTCCAGGAATCCAATCTTTTACTTCCTTTAAAACGCTATAAACCTGTTTCATTTTTGAATTGTCTTGCAAATATTCGATGCCTTTCATAGTTATGTACATATCATCAATATTTAAAATTCTACCTGATTTTGTATTAACAATTTTTACACCCCTGACATAACCATTTTCAAATAATTCAGATATGATATCAGCATAATAGCTATAAGGAATTTTAAACCTTTTATAGTCAATATTTTCTTTTTTTACCAGTTTTCCTTCTTTTTTTGTTTCATATAACTCATAGAGGATTATATACACAATTTTAAAGAAATCATTATCAGCCATAGTAACTACCTCCGTTAAAGTGGTTTTTAAACATCTCACTTGATTCTAATTAAAAAAGATAAAAACCGACTTATGCCGGTTATCTAAATCTGTCATCTAACGCCTCTTTAAGTTCTTTTCTAAAAGCGTTATATATTTTTTCTTCTTCTGGAGTTAGTTTTACACCATCACGTACAATAACATCATTGTTACTATATCTTACCTTATCCTTAATTTTCTTTGGCGGTATCATAAGCATAAAAGATCATCTCCATTTCTTTTTTACCAATTTCTTTATAGTTTTTGTTAATTGATTATCTATGTAACAAGAGTAAGCTTCAGCGATAGCTTCTGAACTATTGATTGTTGCCAAATAACTTATCTTCGACTCGATTATATCATTTGTATAAGGCAAATTACAATATTCTAATGCCTCTTTGAGAATTTCATCTGCATATTTACCGCTTTCGATTGCTTGCCAAGCGTCTTTTTTGTCATTTTCTTTCCGTATACAATGTTGATATTCCAAGAAATGTATATATTCGTGTTTCAGATAACCATATAATCCATCTTTAGGCGATAATGTATCTGGTGTATTTTGTAATACTTCATTTAAAACAGTTTCATTTTCAAAATATCTCGTATTAAGTTTTAATTTCATTTGAAACTTTTTATTAATAGATGCTCTGGCAATATCCTTACCTAAATCATCAAAAATTATTTCATTTATTTTTCCTTTTAATTCTGGCATCTCTTTAAATAACTTGTGCATAGTCGAATCTATTAATTTTGTTGTATTCAAAGAAATATTGCTGCTACCTTTAGTAGAAATGTTATATATATTTCCTTTTCGAATAGCTAATCCTCTTGAAAATTCTAATTGTATATATTCGTCAAGCCTTAAATCATGCTCTCCGTTTGCTAATCCATTTAGCCATTTTTCATACTCCTTACGATCTGAATGTGGTGCGAGCGCACAATGACAATTTGGATGCATAGGTGGAGCGTTTTCTCCTATTTCCATGTCTTTAAGCTTGAATGTTTTGCCATCCATTTCTTTACACAACGGACACACATCTTTTAAGCTACATGCTATATATTCATACTCATCTATTCCGTTTGATTCGTAAGATTCTGCCTGTGCTTGTGTTTGAACTCGCGCAATTTCTGTTCGCAACAATCTTTCTGCATTGCATCTTGATACATCGAATTTTTTACGAATGAGCGGAATAAATTCTCTAGGATTCTTACCTTGAATCAATGCATTGGATAGAACACTGGATAAACTGTTTTTTAGCTGGTCTTGATTTACCCAAATTCGTTCTGAAAAGGTTGCATTCTTAAAAGATGAATCTGCTACTGTTTTGGCCATCTTCGCATTGTCAATCACTGTATTGCCTAAGATAGAAGCATTACGTTTGATCTCTTCTAAATAGGCTCCTTCAAGCTTTTGACCAGTATACGATTTCAATTCGTCATGGCCTGCCACAAGCTCTAATCCAATGTTTGCTTTTAATAGTTCTAGACGATTGACTTTCATTGCAAGGTTATACAATCGCATCTGTTCATTGGCTTCATCTGAAAAGTTCTTTTCCTTTACATACTTCTTAGCTTTTCTTTTATATGCCTCGATTTCTATGTTTGAAACTCTTTTTTTAGCTTCTGCCATAGTGATGTTTTCTTTATTTGCATAGCGACTAAAAAAGGATTCGATTTCCTTTTCAACCGAATCCATCATGTTTGCATATATTTCTTGTATCTCATCCGCATATTCCTGTTCATCTTTTAAGCGTTTCTTTTTCCATTCAAGCTCACGATCTCGCCAATATGTTTTACTGCTCATCGTTTTGTGAATCCTCATTATTTTGGAAGATTCGGTTTTCAGTTTCTACCATATCATTCTCATCTTCCTTTTTGATGCGTTCCATTTCGGCATTCGTATCCTCAACTGCCGAGATAAATGACAATTGGGTTTCGTGAGACACGATTCCTGATAATTGTGCAGCAGTCTGTGCTTCTTCTAATAAGTTTGCAGGATAATTTTGTGTAAACTTGTATTCAACCTCAAGCCAGTCGTCTTCAGAACGATGCGTGATCGCATTACTAAATAAGACTCGATATCTACGATTCATTCCAGATGTGAACTTTCGCTCTTTCGCTTTTGCAAGGTTTGACATAGAAAGAAGCTTATATCTCAATGCAATACCTGATGACGTTCCAAAGTTCTCATCATTGATATTGGCCACCATTGAGTTTTGGAAGATTAAACGCTCTAATCTGTTGATCAGATTTTCCTGTGTTGCATCTGCATTTGGCTTTGACATGAAATCAACTACAATTCCATCACCACTTCCATCCATTGACTCAAAGTTAATTGTTCGATTATCACGAATGTGTACTAAATCAGACTCTTCTAATTTTGGGCCTAAGATTTTTAAATAGGCATCTGCAAAATAATCAACATCATTTGCTTTTTCTGACATTGCCTTATTATAAGCATTAATCAAACTGTATGTTGATTCAAAAATAGACATACGTTCTTCATTCTCAATAAATTCAGTGGCCGGAATATCATTGAATCCATGCTCTACGCCATTAAATACATGAAGGCCACCTTTATCGTTGAACTCATACTTATATGTTTTGTCGTAGATATATCCACGCATAACCTCGTCTACAATCTGATAAGTTACAAAATATCTAGGCTTCTGAACTGTCGATTCATCATAGACCATGAAGCCCTCTCTTGGGTCTAAATAGGTAATTCCTAAATTTCCATAATCATCATTGAAATATAATTCATAGCCTTTACCAAATACACTACAAATCTTAGATAGTTCTGCATTGTTATCGTCTTGGTCGTTGTACTTATCCAATAAGTTGATATAGTCATCAATTTCTTTTTTCTTAGAAGATACTTTGATAGGAATGCCAATAAAAAAACCGTTGAATGTATCAACAATGTATTTTGCAAAGTTGACCACCACACGGTTATCGGGTTTATAGGCTTCTTTGTTGGCTTGATGCAAGATTGGATAATCTCCAATATAGGCATCATATAGCTTTTTATATCTTTCTGTGATTAATGATTTATGCTTTGTTATCAATCCATTCAACACTTCAATGTTAAGGATGTCTTTGTCGTCGGATAATTTAAATATCATATCAGGTTTAATAATGTATGCGTTCATTAAAGTCCTCCTTTAAATGTCCTTACTTTAACTCGTCCAAATGCATATTTTTCAACTGCATAACGCATCGAGTCCATTAAGTGGTTGAAATCATCAATTGGACGGTTAATTTTGTTGCCCAATCTGTCTTCATCCCATGTGTAGTTTCCTATTTCAGTTATGAAATTAACGCATCTAGGATGAATGATAATTTCAAAATCTTGAATATACTGAATTCCATGTGTGATGGAATCCTTTCCCTTTTGTGACTTTTCAACACGAAGACCATACCCCCTAAGTTCATCAATTGACTTAGGTTCTGCACAGTCTGCCGTGAAAGACTTCTTTTGATAATGTGAGCTTTCAATCTCTTCATAAAGCCTTTTATTAGAAAGGCCTTTTTTATAAATTTCATCCCAAACATAGAGTTTCTTATGTTCTGTATCAATGAAACCTATAAAAACTGCAGCAGGATCATTTGTATAACCGAAGTCAATACCATTTACAGATTCACAGTCAATAACCTGATCTAGTGTAAATTTTTCTTCTTTCCAATTCTCATAAACCAATCCTTCAACAATACCCCAGTTACCAAGACCTGCCACCTGATATCGTCTAGGATTATTCTTCTTCATATTTTCAAACAACCTTAAATCGGCATCATCCAGCCATTCATTACACTTATAATTGGTTGTGATAGCTAAAATATCAGGGTCATTCTCTGCATCAAAGAAACGTTTTTTAAGCCAATGGTGTTCATTCCATGGGTTGAATGTAATCATCCACTGTTTCCAAAGATGTGGTGGTAACTCACCACGAATTGACTCATCTAATGTGTCAAAATCTTTTTCGCTTGTTATCTCATAGGATTCTTCAAGCCAGGCCCAACACAAATACCCATACTCAACCGTGATAGATGTCACTTTTAATGGATCATCAAGTCCTCTAAAAAGAATCTTTTGCCCAGTTGGAAGATATGTTGCCTCCAAAGGTGAATACTTGAATTCCCATAAGTTCTCAACTTCCAACCTTTTAGTTGCCCACTTTAAATCTGTAAAACACGAATCCTTAAGTGTTCTATACGTCTTACGAACAACTAATGTATTCGACTGATCGTATTTCATCATGTTGTATATGATGCGCAATGCGGTTGTTTTCGATTTTTTAGAAGCACGTGAGCCTTTGCATGCTGCATAACGTCCTCTAAAGTTCCAATAAGACTTATATCCTCTTCCAACTATTTCAGGTAACCTGATAGTCTTAGTCTTCAAGTTCATCTTCTCCTTCGAACTTAGGAACTACAATTTCCGCTTGAACCTTATCTGTGAACAATGCATATCTTTTTCCAAGCAATTCCGCAGCTTTATTTGCATCAGAAAGCTTTGCAGGAATCTCAACGATTTGAGGAACTTCTTCTTTGACTGTCTGCTTTCTTGGTTTTCCATCTCCTGTATCGACATACTCTGAATGTTCTTTTGTCACTGTAACGACAACAGATTCTTTCATTTCTCGTCGCATTACTTTCGTGAGATATTCCATGACTTCTTGAACATCTGCCACATTGTTACTGTGTGCTTTCTCAATACACTCATCTACATATTCTCTGATATGTGGTGATGCTAATAGCCTGGATGCATGCTTTGATGCATTATCTCGGCTCTTGCAATTCTTATAAACTTCCAAATAAGCATCTACTGCGTTCATCGTTATCAAATATTTCTCACAAAAAAGCTTTTGCTTTTCAGTCAACTTAGCCATAGAATTCCTCCTTTCATTATTTTAAAATTAAATATCTGTCTTAATGCCCTTTCCATCCTTTTCTTGGTGAGCCAGCTCCTCTTACCCACAATCGATCCACTTCTTTTGCTATTTGTCTTTTTCGACGACGTTGTTCTGAATCTTTATTAGCTAAATCTCGGCTTGTAAGCTTTTGTACTTTATAACCCATAGATTTTGCCCTAGAAGCTATATCGGATAAGGTCCTAGGAATTTCCCTACTTCCACTATCAGCAAATGATACACCAGAAAAAGAAAATACTTTCTTCCCTTTTTGCCTATACTCAAATACAGTTCCATCTCCTGTGGTAACAGTTAAACCAACTGTCCCCCCCCCGATTTACATATTGTCCTCTTCCACCCATAAGTAAATTTCCTCCTTATTCATGTATAAAAAAAGCACCTTGAATTAACAAGATGCTTAGATAGCGTTTAAAATTTAAACTGATATTTTTTAACAAATCGAAAAGGCGCTCCGATTCGAACGGAGGTTTCCTCAGTGCATATCGTTTTGTGATATGCATACATCAAAGTGTAATCACCCCTATACGACTACCTTTTCTTATTTTTATTTAACCATAAGCGTTTTACACGGTCAACCATTTTTCTCTCCTCTGCAGTCAAGTTTGTAGCACCTTTTTTTCCGTCACGTTCAGAATGATAATATCCGTGATGAGTATGTGGCTTCATATTTTGATGATCATGTGTTAAATCAATCTGTTTTGTACGTTTATTTGAATTGTCATAATAAGAAATTGATGAAATCTCGTTTTTATCATTCACGTTTGCGTACACTCGCCCTCTGGTCATCGTTTCCATTGGAGCTTTTGCATTACTAGCATTGACTTGCTTCACAAATTTAATATTACCACTTTGATAAACCGTATTGTATTCACTCCCATAAGGTTTTCCACTGTCGCTGACACCACTGCTTGCTCCTCTACCGCCCATGTTTTCTTGCCCTCTCTATAACTTTGTTTTTATAATAAATAACTTTTGTGTCTTTGAAATCATGTTCAATAGGTTGCCCATAAATTAGAATTGCAGTAGGTTTAAGTTTATCGATCATGTAATCTACACCATCTTTCCAAATTGATCTTGCATATTCATCCTTGATACATCCAATAGTTGAGATTGCTACAACTCCTCCTGGTTCTATACCATCAAAACAGAATGTGTATGTTTCTCTTTCTGCCCAGGAAACTGTTGGAATTACACATATCCCTAAATTTTGAAGATATTGCCCAATAAGTCTGCTTCTATATATATTCCATACTTTCATAGCTCTAGGCATATCCATATATAGAGAAAAATCTGGTGTAAGAACACAGTCATACTGTTTTAAGACATTCACATATCGTTCGGGAGTGTTCCAAATGCGTTCAAACTGATAATCATCAATAAACATATGAATTCCAGATTGATAATTCTTTGAAGAAATTGCTTCATTGAATCCAATTAACTCATTAGGAATATGAAGTATCTTTTTAATAACAGGCATCTCAAATGGGCCATCTGTTTCAAATGGATCATATAAATCTAGATTGTATTTTTTGATTGTCAATTCTCTTCCTGGCATGGAACACCTCCTTTCTTGCATAAAAAAAGCCAAGACCTCTGTCTTGACATAATTTCTTATGATATTAGTTTACCACGGAATTCCAGTTCCCTAGGGAACTCTTTTTATGTGAATTAAATAGATCGGAAGAGCACACGTCTGAAC